AGGATGGCGTCGTAATTGCGGTGGGCACGGGTGCAGACGCTCATGACGTGGTGAGGATCGGGCATGTCGCCACCGTGGGATTGCTTGAGTAGGGTGTGAAGATCGGGCAGGGAGGGGAAGCGGACGCTGTCAGACTCGAAGAAGAACTGGATGTGCTTTTGGCGGGTGGATTCGTGAATGGTGGCGGCGAAGGAGCAGGGAAAGCCGAGGTAGGCGAGCGTGGCACCGAGCTTGTGATCGGTGATGGTGGTGGTGTTGGGGGAAGAGACGAGCATGGGGAGTTGACGGTAGTTGACGGTGGTTGACCGTGGTTGACCGTGGTTACCGGAAAAGAAAAAGCCGCGTGTCAGACTGGAGAGAGGAGTCGTGACACGCGGCGGGGCGGGAGAAGTTCGGGTGAAGCGCGGGGCGCGATGTGGGGGATGTTGTTTAGCTCAGGACGACGTAGGGGAGGTATTCGGCTTTGAAGCTGACATTGGCGGGATTGGTGTTGCCGAGGTCGGTGCTGATCTCGTGGATCTGGAGGGCCTTGGTGTCGTCGCGGGTGTAACCATGACGGGCGATGGCACCGCTGGCGGCACTGGCGAAGTGAGCGCAGGTGACGCACTCGCCGACATAGGCAGCGGCGCGACCAGTGACGAGGCCATTGGCGTCGGGGATGATGGAGCCCTTGATGTCGAGCTGCAGGCCTTGATTGAGGACGCGAGTTTGAACGGTTTGGTTGATGGCGTCGGCGGAGACGTTGGCCATCTTTTTTCGCACCTCAACAATCGGCGTGAACTTGACCGACTCGGTGAGAAGGCCGGACTCAATGGTTTCATCGAGGTCGTAAGCGGGCAGTGTGCCCTGACGAATGACGGGTGCAAAGGTGGTGGGCATAAGAGAGAGGGGGAGACTGGGAGACTAGGAGAAGAGGAGACCGACAGATCACGAAGCGGCGGCGGTGCCACGGAGACCGACCGGTTTGAAAATGCATTTTGTCGTGCTCTTCGCGACGAGGATGGGGGCGGGATACCAGCCGGTGGTGATGTCGGCGGTGGGGGCGATGCCGCCAGCGGTGGCGCTCATGACATAGACGGGCGCGGTCATGGAGAGCGTGGCACCGAGCGTGAGGTCGTCGTCTTCAGTGATGACGATGACTGGCTGACCGGAAGCAGCGGCGGAAGCGGCGATGCCGATGACGGCGGCGGTAGAGGCGGAGGCGTTCGCATCCGCGAGCTTGTAGGTGCCAGCGGTGCTATCGAAGTAGAGGAGCTGGCCGATGGTGATGGTCGCGCCAGCGGTGCCGATGGTCTTTACGGCGCGAGCACCGGGGATGAAGCTCGTGGTGGTGATGCTGAGATCGGCAGCGAAGCAGGAACCGAAGAGAGCGAGGGCAGCGAGGAAGCGAAGGAGGTGTTTCATGAGGTCAGATTTTTGAACAGGAGAGAACGGAGGCAACGGAGATGAGGTGATTGAGCGGTGACGAATGAAGAGTGATGTCAAACAGCGCGGGACCAGAAGACGGTGATTTCCAGGGCGCAGGCGAGGGTCATGAAGTGGGCACCGTCTTTTTCGCGCTCGATTTTGGGTTGGCCTTGGCAGACGATTTTGAGGATGCTCCAGCCATCGCGGGCATCGGTGCTGAGTGAGGTAAGGTAGGTGTTAAAGGCGGAGAGATCGCGGAGGCGGGATTCGATGGCGTCGAGGTATTGGCCGGCCTGATCTCGCGTGAGGGACTTGGCCAGGCTGACGGAGTCGGCGGGTGCATTGCTGTCGGCATTCCGCAGGATGGCCATGAGCATGCCTGCGACGGTGAGGATGCGTTTGTTGCCGACGCTTGGGCCTTCGCTAGCGACGACGGTGAAGCAGGGCACGACGGCGGTCTTGCCGGTGTCCATGGTGAATTTCGGCAGCGTGGCTTGTGATGGCACGCCGGCCGTGATGCTGGCGGCGTCTTGTAGGTAGCCGAGCACGATGGCGGCGAGGGTGACGTCTGGAGTGGATCGTGCCATGGCTTACGGGATGCGGACGAGGTTGAGTTTCCACGCGACATCGAAGCTGTTTTGGCCGCCGATGGAGTCGAGGGTGAAGTCGGTGCTGTTGAGCCGGACGACGGTCTCACGAGCGGGCGCGGTGGTGAGCAGGGTCTTGCGGATGATGGCGATGGCACGCTGGGCCATGACGGTGCCGGTGCCATCACTGCGCTGCTCGGGCTGGACGCTGAGGATGGTGCCAGCGCAGGCGTAGGAAGTGCCTGCGATGACGGCGGTGAGGGGCTTGACGATTTCTGCCGCTGTCTGTTTGCGACGGCGGGCGAGTTGGACGGCGGCGGCGGTCATGCGGTGGGGAGGTTGACGGTGGCTAAACTGTTGTTGACGGTGGTTGACGGTGGAAAAGAAAAGCGCCGCGCTCCCCAACCAAAAGAGCGCGGCGCTAACTGCGCATGAAGGCCGGTGGGACACCGGAGATGACGAAAGATGCTTTATGTCAAAGAGTGCGGGTGAGGTAAGCGACGTGGTCGTTGGAATCACGGCACGAAACGATGGCGATGAGTTGCCATTGATCATTCAGCAGAGGTTGAAGCAGGGCAGGTAATTGAGCCGGGAGAGCGCTGATACTTTGCAGCGTGATACTCGGTGCGGACGGTGGCACTAGCGCGGGGGAGTCTTTGGGTGATTTAGCCATGACAAAAAAATGCCCGCCGTGGTTTGCACGGCGGGCAGGTGGGGTGAGGGCTTAACCGAGGAGGGTGGCGACGAACTCAGGCTTCCAGACCTTGGCTTCATACACCGTGGTGATTTCGAGCATGTTCATACCGCGACCGCGATAGAGACCGATGTCGAAGACGAGTCCGGTCTTTTCATCATAGACCGTCATGTGCTCACCAGCGTCACCACCGTCAGGCATAGCGATGGGACGCATGACAAGCTCGATGGCGGAGCGATGGAAGCCGATGTTGCCGGTGTAAGTGGCACCAACGGTGATGGCCTTGGTAGCGGCAGACATCGCGACGCGGAGGCCGGGATAGTTCAGGACGGCGGTGCCACCGTTGGAGACATCAGCGTCTCCGCTAAGAAGGACATACTTATTGGTGTCACCCGCAAAGGTGCAGACATCGCCAGCGAGGAGGGTGCCCGTGCCAGCGGAGGCCAGCGTGAGGGTGCGAGCGCCAACGGCGTAACCAGCGTTGTCGGTGGTGGCGGAAGCGCCGGTGCCTGCGGTGTGGGAGGCGATGCCTGCGCTCTCGCGGATGGAGAAGTTGTGCAGGTTGAGCAGCTCACCACGGCGGAGGGTGGCATCAGTGCCAGCTTCGTTCACCTTGTAGAGGTTGCTGAGGTTGCGCAGATTGACGCCAGTGGAGGAGTCGATCACCAGAGAGAGATCGCCATCGACGAGCGGGCAGCCGTTGTCCTGGAGGATCTGGCGCAGCGAAGCGATGGTGTTCGCGTTGCTGGCGAAGGGCGTGGTGCCAGCGGTGCCGACGGCGCGGGAAGCGCCGTTTTTGGCGACGGTGCCGATGCGTGCTTCGATGGTGTTGACAATCTTGCGGATCGACTGCGCGATGATCGTCTGGATAGCACCACGCCCGGCGGTGTTGCCGAGTTGCTGGAGCATTTCGCCTTTCAGCGGGATCTGCACGTTGGCGACCTGACCGATGGTCATGGTGTCGGTGGCGGTGGTGATGTCCGTGGCGGAGGGCACCGTCATCGCAGGCGTGTAGCTGGTATTCAGCGTTGGCTCCTGCGTGCGGATGGAGTTGATGGTGCCATTGATCGAGACGCCGGTGGGCGCGGAGTTGACCATGCAACCCTGGATGAATCCGGTTGCTTCACGCGCCACTTGATCGCGGGCAGCGTAAACGATTTCGGTGAGACCGGTGAGGGAGATGTCGTTAGCCATAAGGGTGTTTTATTGAGAGGGTGCTGGACGAGAGTGAAGGAGTGTCAAATCAGGGGATAGCGAGTTTGCCGCCGTCGCGGAAGAATTGATTGCGGGCGGTGTGGTCGAGTGCCTCGAATTCGTCAGGGGTGAGAGTCTTAATAGCCTTGTCGGGCGAGGCAGCGCGAGGGAGCTTGGCTTCCGGCAGGCCAGCGGCGGCGAGCTGGTGGATGACTTCGGTTTGGACGTTGGTGCGCTGCGCTTCGAGGGCAGTGACGGCAGACTGCAATTCAGCGGCCTGGTTGCGGAAGGTGGTCAACTCGTCGAGATGTGCCGAGAGCGTCGAGGTGCTGGTGGCGAGATCGGCGCGGAGCTGGGCGATGGTGGCATCGCGGGAGGCGATGTCGGCACGCAGGGCGGCGACGGTGGCGGCGTTGCCATTGGCACCGCGAAGCAGTGCGGTGGCGGTGGCGATGACGCCAGGCTTCGGGGGGGAAGACTCGGGGACGGGGAGACCGGGAGACTGGGAGACTGCCGGAGGGGTGTCGCCACCGCCATTACTGGCGTCATCGGCGAGGTCGAAGAGAGGAGTGTGGAGGCGGAGCATGGGATTCGTCGGGGTGACGAAGCATGCGGGATGTCAAAGGCTGAAGCGGACAGGAGTGTCCGCGCTCCTCTCACATGAGGTTGGCGATGCAATGCGCGAGGGTGGGATGGATGCCATCGGCGAGGCCGAGGGCGATGGCTTGGTCGCCGTAGAACCACTGCCCTTGCATGATGTCTGCCGAGACGCTAGGGCGGCGGGTGGTGATGAAGGTCTTGAACATGCCGCCGATGTGCTCGACGCGGGACTGGATGTCGGTGCGCTGCGCGGGGGTGAGGGTGGTGCCTTCGATGCCTGCGCCTTTGAGGGTGCCATCGGTGAAGACTTGCATGGCCAGACCTTCCATCTCAAAGGCTTTGGATTCGTCGAGGATGGCGCAGATGGCGGAGATGCTGCCGAGCATGGCGCTTTGACCGCAGTAGATTTCATCACACGCGGCGGCGAGCCACATGCCACCGGAGCAGGCTTCGTCGCAGTAGGCGATGAGCTTGCGACCGGAGGCGGCGAGATCGAGCATGCACTGCGCGGAATCGGCGACACCGGCAGCAGCACCGCCGGGGGTGTTGAAGTGGAAGACGACGGTGTTCACGTCGGCGCGATTCATGAGGGCGAGGCATTGCGCGTTGAGTGTGTCGAGATCAAAGCCGCCGCACATGGTTTCCAGCATGTCGAGGTGCTTGCCGAGGATGCCGCAAACCGGGACGATGGCGATGCCTTGCTCGATTTCGAGGCAGGCGAGGCAGTCCATGTCGGCGCGTTGCTGCGGCGCGTAGTCGTCTTCTTCAGAAGCGGACAGGAGTGTCCGCGCTCCCGTCTTGGTGGAATCGAGCGCTGTGCGGAACTGGGAGCGAATGCTTTCGTGCTTGGCTTCGCGAATGAGCCAGGGCTCGGCGTAGATGCGGGCGGCGATGCGGGGGAGTGAGCGGAGAGGTTTCATAACGCGTGAAGGGGTGCACACGTGTGCACCCCGATGGGAAGTTATTCGGTGGGCTCGGGTTCGTTTTGCGGGTCGGGGGCGTCGCCGTCGATTTGCTGCGGATCGACCGCCGTGAGAGGCGCGATTTGCAGCGTGAAGCGATCGGGGAAGACGCGCTCGGGCGTGACGCGGCCTTCGGGGAGTCCGGCGGCGGCAGCTTGACGAATGCACTCGGCCTCGGCGAAGATGATCTCGGAGATGGCCTGTTTGATGGGTTTTTTCCAGTAAGCCCCTTTCGCGCCCCATGTTTCGAGCCACGTTGTTTGACCGGATTTGAGATCGGTGAGCGTCGCAGCGGCGGTGCGGCCGCCGTCGATGTCGCTGGCGGCGAGGCCGATGTATTGGAAGCTCTGCGTCCAGTTCTCACCGGGGAGGAGATTCGGCTGACGAAGGCGACCGGCGTCCATCTCTAGCGCGAGGGTGTAGATGACCTGGTTGTGGACGCGTTTGCTTTGGTCGTAGTGGTTGAGTTTGACCCAGCGTTTTTCGTCGCTGTTCAAGGTGCGAAGCGCGGGACCGGTGAGACCGGCGAGATTGCAGAGGCGCTCGTAACTGACGCCAGCGGTGTAGCAGCAGTCTTTGAGCAGGGCTTCTTCGAAGGCTTGGTTGTTCATCGACGGGCGGTCGTCCGTG